ACAACATCTAATAAGTTTATTACTGAATTTACACCCGAAGGTTATATGAAAATGACTTTTGGAGGAGGTAGTCAATCTGCTGATGAGCAGTTGAGAGAATTTGCGAGAAACGGAATGAAATTGGATTTATACAAATACTCGAACAATTTTGCTTTGGGTAGCACATTAAAATCTAACACAACTTTATTCGTTCAGTATAGAATTGGTGGAGGTTTGAGTAGTAATGTGGGTGTTAATGTAATAACACAAATAGGGACAGTTTCATTCTATGTTAATGGTCCATCGTCCTCAATTAATACAAGTGTTGTTAATTCATTGAAGTGTAATAACGTAACTGCTGCTATAGGTGGGGCAAATATACCAACAATTGAAGAGGTTAGAAATTTGGTAGGATTTAATTTTGCGGCTCAAAACAGGGCGGTAACTGTAAATGACTATGATTCAATTATAAGAACTATGCCATCACAATTCGGAGCTCCGGCTAAAGTGGCGATTACTGAAGAAAACAACAAGATTAAAATTCAAATGTTGGCGTATGACGAAACAGGAAATCTTACCGAAGTTATATCGAATACTTTGAAAAATAATGTTGCGAATTATTTGTCTAATTACAGAATGTTAAATGACTATATTTCGGTTATGTCAGCAAACGTAATTGACCTCTCTATAATAATAGAAGTTGTGTTAGATAGTAGTCAAAATCAAGGAGCGTTAATATCTCAAGTAATTAATATTGTGACAAATTTCTTTAGTCCTTTAAATCGACAAATGGGGGAGAATGTTTATGTATCAGAATTACGAAGACAAATTCAAAATGAAAACGGAGTTATTACTTTGGCTAATATGACATTTTATAATTTAGTTGGAGGTCAGTATTCCTCATCTCAAACTTCACAAAGATACGCTGACCCCGAAACAAGGGAAATTGAATTAATCGATGATACTATATTTGCGGAACCAAACCAAACATACCAAATTAGGTTCCCTGGTAAAGATATAACAGTAAGAGTTAAGAACTTTAAATCAGTCAATTTTTCTTGATAATTTATTTTATTAGTATCTCCTCTATCTTTTGAAAATAGACAATAAACTATTTATTAAAAAATAGAGCAAAGAATGCCAAAATCATATAGGATTAGGACAGAAGTCGGTAAAGATAAATCGATAAAGGTACAGTTAGAACAAGACTTTGAATCTTTAGAAATACTATCTCTCAAAATACTTCAAAGTGACATCTACAATCGAGTTTGTGCGGATTATGGTGTTGTTGTAGGTAGAATTACCGCTAACAATGGTTTGGGTTTACCTAACTGTAAAGTATCGGTTTTTATTCCTCTAACTGCGGAAGATGAAGAAAATCCTATCATATCTGAATTATATCCATATAAAACTTTAGATGATGTAAATGATGATGGATATAGATATAATTTATTACCATATACAAAATCTCACGGAGGTCACACACCAACAGGTACATTCCCATCAAGAAACGACGTACTTACAAATCCTACTCTTATAGAAGTTTATGATAAGTATTATAAATTCACGGCTAAAACAAATGATAGTGGTGACTTTATGTTATTTGGTGTGCCACTTGGAAGTCAGACTATTCACGTTGATATTGATTTATCAGACATTGGAGAATTTTCTTTGTCACCACAAGATTTAATAAGATTGGGGATTGCAACAGAAAATCAAATATCAGGAGTTAGATTTAATTCATCAAATACTTTAGATACCTTACCACAACTTTTAAGTTTTAATAGAGTAATTGAAGTGTATCCATTATGGGGGCAACCCGAGATTTGTGAATTAGGAATTACAAGAACCGACTTTGATTTATCAAAAGAGGCTGGAATTCAATTATTACCCGCGGCTATTTTCATGGGGTCAATTATATCAAACCAAGATAAAAGAGCGGTTAAAAGAAAATGCAGAGTTAATAGAAAACTAGGTAATTTATGTCAATTAATTGCCGGCCCTGGAATTATTTTGGCGATTAGACAAACTATAGGTATTGACAGTGATGGTTATCCGGTGCTTGAAGAATATCAATTAGAAGATGGTGGTCAAGTTATTGATGATAATGGAGCATGGTTGATAGATGTACCTATGAATTTGGATTTTGTTTATACAAATGAATTTGGCGAAAGAACCTTTTCTAATGACCCAAAAGTGGGAGTCCCAACAAGGGCTAGATATAGGTTCAAAATAGATTGGGCTCAACCTGCAACGATAGGGAAGGTTAAAAGAGCTTCTTTTTTAGTGCCAAATATTAAGGAATGGGGATGGGATGACTATCAGACTGTCGTAACCATAGGAGGACCCACCACTATTACATCAACTCCTGACCCAGATAATGACCCATATGCTTTCTATCCATCAACAGAAATTAAATGTAACGCTCCTAATCCAACAACGGACTACAATGATAATAGATTCAAAATGGTTAAAGCATCATATGCTTTCAGCGTAAATTGGAGAGATTATGGTCTTACTGACTCCGCCAATAATCTAACATCAATTGGACAGAGAATGGTTCAAGAGGCGGTAGAATGTATAGATAGATTTTATGAAATGAAGTATAATAAAGTTTATACTGTTTCTGAATTAATATCTGAATATAGGTCAAATTCTGGTGTCAAAAAATTTATATCCGTTAGAGATATTTTGGATGAAACCTGTGAGAGTACGAATAGTCCATTTCCGGCCAATGACGCCCAATTTCAGTTTGACTTGTTGTATCTTTTGATGTCAATATTAGCCCTTATTGCTAAACCCATATTAACCATATTAATTTTTATTGCTCATATTGTTGCTTGGGCGATTTGTAAAATAAAGGATTTTATTTGTGGATTAAAACAAATGATTTGTAGTTCAAATGTGCTTAGGGGTTTTGGTAATTGGAGATGTAATAAATGGACGGGTAAATGCAATGAATGGAACGATAAGTGTGAAAACCAAGGTATTAATTTACCCTTATTGACCTATCCTGATTGCGAATTGTGTGAATGTACCCAAACTGATAATCCCACTCAAATATCTAGTAATTTATCAACCCCAACCCCTATACCACCTGGCTCAACTACCAGCCTACCACAAACGCTATCAACTAACTATCAATTAGGCACAACTACCACTATACCGGAATTATTTAATATTATAACATTAGATAACCCAACAAATTTTGCTTGTTCTGATGGTGATGGGGAGACAGAAAGTACTACAAAACGCACATTTACCCAAAGCATTCCTTATTCAGAAAAAATGAATTTGTTTAACACAAAGGCGAAGTTTTTTGATGAGGACCCAACAGACCCAACTGTAAATCCTGGAGGTGGGGTAAATAGGATTAAAGTATCTTTTAATGTAAATGCCACAGCTAATGCTGGTAAATTTCACTTTGATAATGTATTTGCTATGGTTATGCCTCCATTGCCTCCTGATGATGGAATAGGGGAGAACCCTCAAGTTGTGGGACAGGGTGACTTAATAAGGTTTTCTAAAACACAACCATCAACTGACCCTAATCTCACATATTATACCGGTCAAACAATATCGGGATATAACCAATTTGGAAGTAGAGGGATAACAGGAGTTACCGACCCAAGTTGGGTATCGGGTTCAAATCCTGATGACGCGGCTCAACAAGGGTATAGTTTTATTAAAACTATTACATATGCTAATCATAAAATTAACCCAACTACAGGGCCTGAACAAGCTGCAAAAACAGTTGACTATGAAATTTTTGGCTCCGAAGAAAGTTTAGGGGGACAAAGATTTGGGTTTGACGATGAATATTTTCAAGTAATATACACTGGAACTGTTGGGACTTTTTTAAGCCAAGCGGCAAGTGAGGGTACGAGTCCTAATAGTTTTGCTCACAGATTTTTAAATGGCGGGATGTATTTTGTAACCAATACTTATGAAAATTCTCTTTTTTCGCCCACTTCATCAACACCTTGCTCTATGCCACCTACATTACCGCCAGAAATATGTGAGAATGTAAATGTCATTTCTCAGGTCACTGAAATCAAGCGACCCATGGATGTATTACCCGATTATTCAGATTATAGGGTTGTTTTCATGGTTAGAGGGGTTGACCCACATTCTACTAAAGTTATGTGTAAATACGACTTAAGTGCTCTTTTTGGGGAAACGCTTACTGATGATGGGTTCTTTAATTTGACTAGAACCGAACAATTTATGGCATACCAAAATATACCGATACAACCTACAATGAGAACTGTTAAACATAATTTGACTAATTCATATAATTCTGACCCCTATAGTGGTAATGATTTATTTTATGATACGTTCGGATTTACTCCTGACCCGGCACAATTTACACCTTTCCGTAGTTTAAAACCGTTATATTATTCGGCTATAGATTCTACTAATCCTGGTGATGCTAATTTAGATGCTTATAGTGATAATACGGTCACTAATTTTATAAATGCTGCGGATAATCAAGACATCATAAAGATTAATGATTTAAATAACTATAATTTAGAGTCATGGTTTGATATTACATCTAATTATGGAGATAACAAACCTGATTTTGCAACATATGATAATTCAGTTGCCAGTGGAGATAATGACAACGAATACAACACTCCTGCAAATGGAAGAAACAGAGGATATTTTAAGGGAGAAATTGTAGAAGGAGGTTCTTTATTGTATATACCTGAATCAACCAATCCAATGTCATTTACATATGGGGGAGGAATATTTTCTCCGGCTCCTGATGATATAGGATGTAGAATGTTACAACACTACTATTATGGAGTTAGATTTTCATCTCCTTCATTAGGGGTTTATATAGATTTACCATCTGGTGGTAGCGGTAGAAAATTAGTTATGAGGTCAGATAGATTACCTGTTTCCGATACACCTGAAGACACTAACCCAAATGCTACTACAAATGCGGGACAACCAGGAGCATTACCTCCGACTAATGCCCTACCTACAACAACTTTATCTATGATTGGGTTTAACAATCCCCAATTAGACATATCAATCATTCCTTTAGATGGTGAAGTGCCGGCAATTGTCCCACCACCGGTATCGTCTAATCAAGCTGATAATATTGAAAACCAACAAGATACGGAAAATACCCCAATTTCAAATATCGCTGGAAGTTTTAGTTGTGATGGAGTTGTACCTCTTGAATGTTACGATGTTAATACTGCTGGCGAAGTTTTTGTCCAGCCTGTTACACACCCATGTTTTACAAACAATTGTTGTAATAGTTCTAATGACTCAAAATGTTATGGGTGTGATGGAGATAAAATAATGGCTTATGGATGTTATAAGCTAATAACCGACCCTTGGAAATCAAGAAGAACTGACAAGTATCTTATGAATGAGTGGTTATTAAGACTTAGAATTAGTTTTGCCGCTTGTAGAAACGTTTGGGGTCACATGTTCACAAATCAGTGGGTTAACGGAACTTTGTTCGCATACCCATTGCAAGTGCAAACAAGATATACTAGCCCTGGTGAAGACCCACCACAATATGATTCTAACGGAAACATTACTAATGGAACCATAGGTCCTAATCAACCTTATTCTTGTTATTGTACTCATTTAGCGTACTTTGACTATCAAAATAATAATTTTTATTATCGTGCAACTCCTTACAGTGAAACCGCAGGATATATAGGTAGGACTAGCGACAAAACAATTAGAGGTGGAGATTTAGATGGAAATCGAAGAATTTTAGGTAACCCAACAACGATGATGGATTTGGGACCTAGAAATAACTATATGGATGAACTATCTTATAGTGATGAATTTCAAGGATACGTAGTTGATAGACTTGATTCAACAACCTTTCAAGACGTGGATGAATTATTAAATTTATTCATAATTCAAAGACTAGTGTCTGCAAGTATTAGAGATATTATTAAAACTTCTGCTAAAGCAGGGGCTAATAATGACCCTGTTAAGAGATACTTCAGTAGAGACAATAAAAAAGTTGATGGTGACTACGCTCAAATGTTAGCCATCAATTCACAATTAGGAGTTATTGCTTTTGACACTGGTTTATACACTGACCCTAATGATATATTCTTTAGTAGGGCGAATTCTGATAAAGGTGTATTTGGAGTATTTTTCTCGGCGGATACTCAGGTAAGAGATTGGATTACCCCAAAAAGAACAATTGTCTCACCTGGAAGTGACCCTACCTTTCCTTGTACTTTTGACGAGAACCCAATCTTTTCACAAGACATACCAATGTATTTGTGGCATGTAAAACCAAACTCAAGTGGGGATAGTATTTTTGGTGACCAACTTAATGAGTGGGATACTTTACCGATATCCGCCGGGCAGTTCAACCACGTAAACTATCAAAGTATTGACAGACTAAGTACTTCAACACCTTTCGGCTCAAGAACAATGACCCCTAACCAACAAGACAATGAATCTTATTTCAAAGGGTTCATATCAAATACTTACAATAACCTAACAGATGCTGCATATCCTTCAGTAGGAGGAGAAACTTACTTTAGTCCTAGAGATTTAGGGAATGTTGGTAAAATTAACAACACGGCACCATTTTACTTCTATTTTGGCTTAGTAAAAGGGTCATCGGCATTTGATAGGTTTACAACTAAATGGATTGACGGTAGAAAGAAAAATGTATATTAAAGATGGGAAATATTAATGACACACGTATAATATTAGGTTCTTTAAGATATAAATCAGCGCCGGATACCGACATAGGGTTGAAAGTGCCTTTGGTACAAACTAATAAATTATTAATTGAATTTGATAGAAGTGCAAATATAAGTCTTGAACAGGTCTTTAATGATGAAAGACAGAAGTCGACATTTTTTAGACCAGTTGCAAAATATAGTGTTATATTCCAAAATGCATATTCAGGGTACTCATATTATACACCGTTCATTAATAATCTATATTATTTGAATTCAGAACAGGCTGCTAAAGACGCGTGTCTTGGTTTACCAGTAACTTGGATTGGTTTACCACAATATAATGAGTTTGATTTCATACGAAATGATTTTAATCAACCGTATTACACCCAACCACCGGACCAACATCTTATCTTTAGACCAAAAGATGTTGCTAGATATAATTGGAGTTTTTGTATGACTTATGCTCATGAAAATGACACAACACAACCAATGTCCGCAATTTTTTTAGTCCCTGGTTTAGGTAAACAAAGTGTTAGTTGGATTGCTTCGGACGGAATACCATTCGTGATTAAGTTAACCACCACAAATGGATTGAAAACAATACAACTATGGTGTCCTATTAAACATAATGTATCACAAGGAGAATTTATAAAATTCAAAACCCCATTCAATTTAGGGGGAGTAGATTTATTTCAAGTATATTCAACGGGTAACGGTACGGTTGGTAGTGATGAATACGTTATCAATATCCAAGACCCTGGGTTTACTTCAATATCTAGCGGATTAAAATCGACATTTAAAAGAGTTGTTTTGAGAGATAATCAAAATGAAACTACTTCTGAATATTATGTAAGAAGACATAAAGTTCTTACGGCCCCAAAAGACTCCGCTTTAGTAAATTGCGGATATGAACAAAATATATTCAAAACGGTAGCTAAGTTAGAAAGAGAACCATTTACACCGAATCAATTTGAGAGAATTTCAACCAAGGAAGGGTCACAGGCTTATACATTATCATTTAATACTGATGTCGATTTGAATAACTTGGTAGATAATCAAGGAAGACCTGTAACTAAATTATACTACACAACGGTATGGAGGGGTTATTTTGGTTATACCAAAAGTTTGAAACAGGGATGGGAATTTAATTTACAACCTGACCCAGTATTAAAAACACCGACAACTTGGTGGACTGACAGCAATGGATTTTCAGATATTGACATACCCACTAGTTCATATACCGTACCACCACCTTTCGGAACTAGTCCATTAGGGTCCCCATATACTTTTATTTATACAAATGTGCCAAATATTGGTGATACGTTAGATGGGGATTTTTGTGAATGGAATGATTATGAACAAAAAGAATATGAAATTGCAACTTATTATCATAAGATAAGATTCAATGCAGACCTTTTTAACACATCTTATGGGGCGTCAAATAACCCATTCGGTTATTATTATCAACCTCATTTTGGTGTGACACTGAGAGATTACTCCGATTATATAGAGGAAGGTGATGTTAGAAATACTGTTGGAGTACCTGATTACGCATATTTTTCAGAAAATAGAAATGTATTTGTTTGGAGGGATTTATATCCATATGGATATATAGATAGTACTGGAGTGGGAACAAATTGGCCTTTTATGAATGGAAAGCACCACCTATATAGAAATATAACTTTTAGAATTATACCCGAAGGAAGTAATTATAAAGAGTATAATATAACTCAATTAATGGTAATAGATGGGTGCGAATAACAAATATCTTTTTACAATACCGGTTGGAACAAAGTCCATCCAACTTCCTATTGAATTAAAGTTTGATAGTGTCGGACAAAGTGACAGTATTGAATTATGGGAAAAAAACGCAATTACCGAAGTCATTGGGTTAGCAAAAGATTTTGACATTCTTAGATTTGCTCACGAAGAATACGGGACAGACCAACAAACTAGAGTTAATTACAAATTTTATTTTTATAATGAGTCAAATTCTAATTGGGAAAATGATTATCAAGCCGAAGGATTTACAACAGAGGAAAACTATTTTATAAGTAATGGGTTTGGAAGGTCATTTTTCAAACTTGATTTTTATAACACACCTGACAACGCCAATCAAACAATCTATTTCACAGTAATTCTTCCACTACAAACTGGTGAGGAAAATTCTGTATCAATTAGTCCATATCTACCAAACGTATTAGTAGAGAGACCTGAATTTATTTTGGATTATACTAAAAACAGAGAAGGGTTTTTCTTTTATTGGATGAGAGATAAAAAGTTTCTCAATTTGGATACATTCTACATGAGCGCCAAATTTTTTGACGCAAAATTGGGTGTTTTTGTTAGAATGATGACTGTCAACCCAACCACATTACCTGACCCCACATCATTTGATACTAAAAAATATTTTTATAGGAAAGTAGTATTAGACTACAATAATTACACTTATAAAATATACAATTCGAGTGGTGCGAGAATTGGGACTGGTTCACCCATAAATTGGTATGAATATATTAATCCATCATAATGCAAGACAGGATATATAATATAAGAATATCACCCGAGGTCATTAGTAATAAAATATTCCCAAAAATATTTTATCAGGATTATAATATTCCTAAAGCTAAAAATCCTTGTTGCGACGAACCACCCCCACCTTTAACAGGACAAACACCTGAAACTGTCTATGTTTATTCATCTATGACCGAGATAGTTTCGGCGGATAACGGAAACTCAATTCTTAATATAACTATACCAATTTTTTTAACGGAAAATACAGTTGATGTTGGATATTATAGTGTTTTTGATGGTATGGTCACACAGCAAGATACGATGATGAACTTTTTGTTTCAATCATCCGTTGCTGCTCCATATGTGTATTCTTTTTACAATACATCTGATAAACAATTCAAGAGATATTTGAAATTTGCTAATTATCAAATTGATTGGGGTGATGGCACACCAACTGAAACAGTTAATTCTACCGCCCCAACACCATACGTTCATACATATGCTTCGGATGGTGAATTTGAGATAAGTATGTCAGGATTGAGTCCTTGGGGATATAATGTTATAAAGAAGAAAGTATATACACCTTATACAGACGTAATAGCGGACAACCCAAATGGGGAGGCATTTTTTATTCCGGCCGGTGGTAATTGGTCGGCAACACCAATATCATACAATTATATAACTCAATATGACGCTGAATGTGAAACAGAGAACCCATGTTGTGAGTTTACACCAATTCCGTTCCTAATAACAGGATATACAACGTCATCTTTATCTGAAGTTGAACTTTATGGACCTACAAAATATAGGATAGACCAAAAGATAACAGGGGCTTCAGGAACCGTTGCGGTGTTTAAAGGGGTTGCGGTAAATAATTCATTTACAGCATACACCATCAATGATATCGAATATAGAGATTATCCTGATGGTAAGACAACATTCAGTGTTTATTCTTCAGGGTGTTCAGACTTTTTAGTTTGTTCGGCAACAACTAAAGATGAGGCTTTGATGGGCGTAATAAGTGAACCTGAAATATTATCGAATGTGTTTATTGAAAGAGGTAAAAATACTGCGTTAGAACAAATACAAAGGTTAGGTGAGGTTGCTACCGCCGGTGATTTGGTAAATTATGGATATAGCTACTTTACTATAAAAACACAATAATAAAAACCAACTTTTCATATTTATGTATAAGGACTAAAAAAATAAAATAATATGGCAACAGGAACATATGGTACTATACGACCGGCGGATGTTAGTCCACAAGATGTAGAAATAATTTTGAATTATACTCCATCGAGAGACGAAACAGACAATTTTATATTAACTAAATTGGATTCGGGCGCAATTTTGAAACCCTATTTTTGTAATGATGATACTGGTGGTAATGCTGGTATTGAAATATTGGGGGGTTTATATAATTTGACATTACCGGCTGATACATTTAATAAGTTAGGGATTTATACCATATATGTAAGACCTGCTCAAATTAGAACGACTATTTTGGATTGTGGTGTTTTATCCGCGTTACCAAATGTGAGAGGATTGGTTATTGATTTAAATTCTGTGCCATCGGAATATAGAAATAAATTTGTTGACCAAGGATTAGTTGGTTTTAGAATTGAATATCTTAACTCTGACGGAACTAAAATACCTAACTTTTTTAGGATAATAACATCATCATTCTTTTGTGAACCTGTTATACAGAATTTAACGAACACATCACAAAAGGCGATTAGATATCGATATACTGATACAAATACAAATTTAATTTTTTGCACCCTAACCCCTTCATCTTCACCTACAAATAAACCAAACGCAATTCCTTATATCGGACAACCAAATCAAAATATTATAATAACTAATACATTTTTTAATCCGATAACTTTGGATGTTGAAATTGCGGAACACGACTTCTCAACTCTTGCCATTGCTCTATTTGGTAATCAAACCAAATCTATTGATGATGGAATTTACACAATGTATGACACTGACAATAACATTTATAAACAATACAACTTATATGAAGTTCGTGACCAATTTAATGAGTTGTTGTTTGAGGTTAGGGAAGATAGAGGTAATAATATTGATTTCAGTAAAAACTTCACAAATATAACATCTTAATGGCGATAAAGAAATTTACTTGTCCCCCCCAAGCTTCAGGTCAGGGTAGTTTTTCTGACAATCTCGTAGGTTTTCAATTAACCACGGGAGGAGGGTTAACGCAAGCAAATTTCGAGTTTTCAACAGGAGTTGTAGAAAAAGTTAATAGAACATTTAATACAGGGACCTTTTCAGACCCCGTAAGTTTAGACTCATTAGGTATCGGGTCAGTAAATCAATCTAAATTGATATTTGAGAATAATTTCAAGGTTTATCCCAATTTTGATTTATCTCAAATTACAAACTTTGTTCAGTATGGTTCGATGTCTAAAAGGATGTCGGCGTCGATAACAACAATTATTAGTAAGTTTCCCGCAGGTATTGAAGTAAACGCACTTGGTATGGACTATACCAAAGGAGCCACGGCGTATAATATTGTATACTATCCAATCGACGACCAAAGTAGTATGGAAATATCGGTTGCTAAAATGGCAAATCCATTTGGCGTTGATTTTACAATAAATGCAACACGTAATTTACAGTTAAAAGAAGTCCAAGTATCACCATTAAGAAACATGACCGTTGAATACGCGAATTATTCACTATATGTTAATGGTGTTGGATATAATATCAAAAGAATTTTTCCTACAGATAGTTTATCTACAGGTGTATTAAAAATATACGTTGAAGGAAGACCATTTACTGGGGTAACCGAAGTAACCAATACGTTGATTATAAGACCTAATGACCAGCAAGTCTCAAAAGTATTCAATGAAGATTTAGATGAGGTTGAAAATTTCCTATTAAATAGAAATTTAAGCCCAATTTATACCGCGGCATTCAAAGTGCCTTTAGAGGCTGATGATGGTAGATTTTATGTTGCAACCCAAAATATTAGCTGGCCTTTAGATGGAAGATGGAACTTGGATATTAGAACACCAAACTTCACAAATTATATTGAAAAAATAGGAGATGCTAGTGAAAATTTTGACGGGTATCTAACCAACTTGGTAAGTAGATTTTTAGTTACGGGGGCGTTCAAAGACTTCGATACTGAAGGACAAAAAGTTGAAAAAATATTACAAATTTTTGGAAGAAGCTTCGATGATACTAAAAAGTATATAACCGCTTTAGGTTTCATGAATTCCGTGAATTATAACACTGGAAATGACATACCCTCACAACTTCTAAAGAATTTAGCTCAAACATTGGGATATAATACTGATATATCACCAATTACAAACTCAGACTTTTTGAGCTCAATATTCGGACAAAAAAATAATGATAGCTCTAGCTTTCCTGGTGTCTCAACACAACAAACACCCGATGAATTAAATTATCAATATTATAGAAACCTTTGTTTAAATGCGGCGTTCTTATTTAAATCAAAAGGAACACGTAAATCGATTGAAGTGTTAATGAGATTGATTGGTGCTCCAGATGCTTTAGTTGATTTTAATGAATATGTATATGTTGCAGACCAAAAAATCAAATTAAGTCAGTTTGACAAAAAGTTTGCTCTCATATCGGGTGGTACTTATTTAGAGCAAGCGGCGGTTTTAGACCCGACAGATGTCTTCTCAATATTTGGGGTTCAGTATACTGGATTCACAACTAATTTTATAATTGATGATGTCAATATAGGAATAGGCGCTTACCCAATTGATGAACAAGGTTATCCAATTGCTCCTGATGACACTGAAAATTACTTCTTTCAGATTGGTAGCGGTTGGTTTGAATCTACCCCAAAACACAGGTCACCAGCCCAACCAAATTTAACAAATAGTGTATTCACGGGGTCTAATCCTAATTATCAAACAAGCCTAATTCCTTACACTTACGGACAAATTTATTTAGATAGGTATAGAAATTTCCCATACATGAGTATGGGATTCAAGTTAACTCAAATACCTGATAACAATAAGAGCTGGACCAACACGGAAATAGGATTAAGAGAAAATTTAGATGGAAACTTTAATGCTAGATACTATGTTGATAATGAAAAGTTAGTATTAAACGCTAAGAACGTAGACCTATTCATGAATCCAGGCCAGGGATTATTGTATGACGTATGGTATATGTCAAGACAATATAATTACCCTATTGCAAATCAAGGACTTGGATGGGTGCAACCTACAAGGTGTAATCCCAATCCGTATAACATGTACCCAAGTAGGGACGGGGTTGACTGGACTGTCATCAATCCACAACCAAGGCAGAAAACATTTTTTGAGTTTGCTCAAACTTTTTGGCAAAATACAATTAATGTTAGGAATAGACAATATTTCGGAGCCTACCCAACACTGGAGTCGATATATTGGAGATACTTGGAGTCACAGAAAAACGCGGGAATTGAAAATAGTAACTTCAATTACCAAAGTATGATGGAGTATGTTCAGGGTATGGGGGATTATTGGATAAGACTTGTAGAACAAATGATTCCCGCAACTACTTTATGGAATACTGGTATCAAATATGAGAACTCAATTTTTCACAGACAAAAATATGTTTGGAGAAGACAAGCTGGTTGCCAATTGGTTGCGGTACCGTGTAAGCCATGTACCGTTACGGATAATATATTTACGGATAATTGCCCCGTTCAGACCGCGACTTGTTCTCTATACCCATGGAACCCAAATTCTAGTCAAACACAAAGTTTTGCGGCAATATTGGGTAATGTTGTAAATAAGTATTTGACAAATAATGGATTGAGTCTAAATCAATGTGTTTCGGATAGTATCAATTCTACTTGGTATGTGGATATAAGATTACAAGGTAGTGAATTAATTAAATACCCATTTTATAATGGTCTTGGATACAATTTGGATGGTATAAGTTACCCATCAAATTCAGATTGGTATAACGGTATAAATGAGGCATTAATGTCTTTATCTAATTATGGTTATAGTTACTATTTAACAGAAGATAATAATGTTGTTGTAATTAATAATATTTGTTCTTTAAACAGTAGTGGTGATTTGTTTGAAATAAATGTGGGTATAGATTTTACAATAAGTTGTAGTTAATGGCAATATGTTCTTTAAGATATAGTTTATCGGTAACTGGTGATTGTACAAACCAAGGTCTTGGTGCATTCACTCTTCAGGTGCAAGGAAGGGCTCCATTTTTTTATCAATTTTTTTCACCATTTGATGACCCAATTCCTATCCCATTTGGTGATGGTGTTAGCGGGTTAACCGTAACTAATTTATCCGCCAATACATATTCATTACAAATTACAGATAGTTGTGTACCCCCAACAAGACAGATAGTTAATGTTATAATATCTGATGGGGTTTGTGTATCATTATCAGAACATGCAAACACCACTTGTAATGAACCAAACGGGTCTTTAACGGCGACAACCGATAATAATTTACAGCTAACCCAATATCTTCTTTATGAAAATACAAGAGGATATGTTACTTCCGGAGTTTCATCTTTAGATAATTTTGTATTCAGAGATTTATCAGGAGGGACTTATTATGTTGTGGTTAATGATGGTGGTGGATGTACAGGTAGGTCTGAAAGCTGTATAATTAAACCATCAACTCCGTTTGATTATGGTTTTTATATTGTAAATGATTCACCGTGTACTACTAATACGGGTAAGGTGTTCATAACAGGTCTAACAGGTACTGAGCCATATACTTACGCTTGGAGTACAGGAAGTATTGAACCTTCGATATCGGGGTTATCAAATGGTAATTATTCTGTCACAGTAGTTGATGCCACAGGATGTAGAAAATCAAAGAATGTTACAGTAGGTATGGTAAGGGCGATAGGGGTTGCAGAATTAATTACTATCCCACCTTCTTGTTCAGGTAATGACGGTCAAATAACCATAGTAGTCACAGGAGGAACTACGCCATATTATTATCTTGGTAGTAACGGGCAAAGTTTAATTACTTTTAGTGAAACATTCAGTTTAACCGGAATACCATCTGGTAATTATTCAATTACAATTACTGACGCCGCTTTATGTTCTACTAGTATTTCACAAACACTGGTAACCCCAAACGGGTTTACTATAGGAAATATTGGAATTGTTAACTCAACTTGTAACAATTCTTCAGGCGCTTTGAGTCCTATAACGTTAATAGGAGGAAACCCACCATTCACATATACTTTAACATATCCATCAGGAAATTCTATACAACAAACCGTGAATGGAAACTCAAATCAATTTCAAGGATTATCCGCCGGAACATATACACTGACAATTTCAAACGGACCTTGTACTTTTACAAATACATATACGATTAATAATATTGAAAAATATACTGTAACCACATCATCAACAGGAACTACTTGTAATGGTAGTAATGGTAGAATATCTGTTAGAGTATCTTCAGGTTTTACTCTACCTTTAACTTATCAATTAACAGGACAACCTACAATAAGTAACACATCACAAACTGCGGTTACTTTTAATAATTTATTTGCAGGTAATTACCAATTAACAGTAACTGATGCTTTATTATGTTCACAAATTCAGAATGTGACGGTTAGCGCCGCCGAAAGTATATACTTTTCTATGGATGGCACAAATCTAACCGCGGGAAATAATGGAACAATCCAAGTTTACATAACTGAAGGTCCTGCCCCTTATGACATACAGTGGAGTAATAATGTTAATGGTCAAACAGGTTTGAATTTAACTAATTTATCGGCTGGTACGTATAGCGTTCTAATTACTGACGCCAATGGATGTCAGTTAAGTCGTCAATTAACTTTGTTAGGTTATAATAATAGAGGTGGATATGAAACATACAATTATTGTCAGACAGAATTTATATCTAACGGTTTGACAGTCTTGAAGAGACCTCAAAATATGTTTTTAGAAGGATTTTATGATTTAACATCAGGTGAAACAAATTGTATATTAAATGAAGCGATTTTTACTGCGGTGGTTAGTGTGGACGGAGTGGTTGTAGAACAACAATTCTATACAAGTAATAGTTTAGGTAATTATCCATCTGACCAGCTATGGTTTGATACAATTGATTCCATATTAACATCTTTTGATTCAATAGGAAGTGTAACAATAAACTCGGCTCAAAATAGTATTACCCTACAAAGTAGCTGTAATGATAGTGGACTAAGTTTAAATAGTGCCGAAGTAAGTGTTGATTTCAAAATATCATACGACATATCTTGTGTGTGTAAGATTGAACCAATACCTGGTCCTATATTCAATACATGTGATATGATATATAACGACGATTCATCTCAAATATATAACTATGTTTTAAGTTCAGATACTAGTACTTTATTAAGTGTTGATGGATATAATTTTGACACACCAAGCTTAGCCTATACAAATACAAAATTGTGGGCGTATACAACATCTGCGGGAGTCACCTCAATCAGAGAATGGGACATTACATTGAGTCCATTTACTGCAATATTCAACAGAATAATAACTTTAGGATTTGCAATCGGAAACGCGATAGGTGTTAAAACAAGTAATATATTAGTCACAACAAATGCCGATGTGACACCTAATAGATATGTTGAGATTAATATTTCGGGACCAACTCCTGTTGTTACAAACAAGGCTAATTTAGAAAGTTTTGATGAGGTGGTTGGAAGTATTGTTAACGGTAACGATGGAAACTTCTATGTATTAATTCAAAATAATATTAATGAACCATTTGTTGATTATTACTTGAAAATAATTAGCTCTTCCGATTATTCAACCATATTTACATTAGAATTAACACCCACCATCATAGGAACGCCTTCAGGACTATTCTTTAATCCAGATTTGGTAAACAATTCAATAATTTACTTGGTTGATAGCGGAGCAAATATATACCAACTTACTTTATCTCAACCTAATAGTGTATCTCTATTTGGTTCTATCGGAGGAGCGGTTATAACACCTAGTTTGTATCAAGGTAATAGTTGTTTCACACCTGAATTCACTTTACCAACATTACCATGTGGACAAAATAATTCAATTAACTTTATTAATTTGAATAATACAATCGGAGGATATTTTGTTACAAGAATTAATTTAGGTTCCGCGATTGGTATTGCTGAATTAAGTATACAAGGAAGTGCCAATTCTAGATACCAAATAATTTGGAACGGAAATATAGTTGCGGACTCGTTATTCCTAACAGGGGTTAATGATAATGCAGGATTAAATGTTAGTATTAATGAAATTATACAATATACTCAATTAAACAAATATAATTACACTCCAGGCACTGGTAATGCTACACAGGTATTCCCTAATTCAGATTGGACTATAAATGGAACAATGAATGTTAGTTATACTGCTAGCGATGTTGCACCATTAACACCCCAAAGATTATTTGGTTCGGTAGGTAATCAAATAGGTGTTGTACCAAATTACCCAACTCCCGCTTCTTTAGCTAGCGATACTGACATAAAACTACAATTTACTAAAACTTTATCTACTCCTGCTTATGTTGAGGTCGTTATAATTAGTGCGGCCTTTGCGGGAGGTGGTTACGAATTTAATATGAGATGTATAAGTCAATCTTGATAAAAAATAAACAAATAATTATTTACAAATAAATGGCTGCGAATTTTTATAATTTTGAATTTTGTTGTAGTAATTTAGGGACAACTATATCAGCAAACGATATAGGACAACCAAGTTTTGCGGCAAATCAGGTTTATTTTTTGGAGTCATTAATTCTATCGGGATGTGTAAAAGCGATAAGTGTTTCCTCATCCCCAACTGGTGAAGTTTTATTAAATGATGAAAATTATATTCTAACTAGTTATAATAGTTGCTCAACATGTACCGGTTCGACCGGAGGATGTTATCCACCTGTACCAACACCAACTCCGACAATTTATTATAGTTCTGATACTAGATGTGGAGACAACATATTAAAAAGAAATGAATGTGACCCTATTGTTATATTCCCAATGAGTGTTGAATGTATTGGGACAAATCCGACTTTGACCACAATACCCGACGGCAGTTTATCTTTATTAATTACAGGTGGAACACCACCGTATACTATAACATGGAGCACAGGTGGTAACGGTTTATTCTTAACAAATTTAGCTGTTGGAAGTTATAGTTCAGTTGTTGTTGATTATTATGGTGATTTTACGGCATATACAACTTGTACGTTGACTGCGCCAGGACCACCACCCACAGAGACTATAGTAACTAACACACCAACTGTTACCCAAACTGTAACACCTACTTCAAATCCAAATTATCCTTCATTCTGTTTAACATTGACCAATATTAGACCACCGCAAACAATTAACATGTATTTTACATACACTGGAGAATTGTTAAACAGCATGCCTCAGTACTCAAGTAATAATAATTATAATATATATTGGTCTATAGACCAAGTCCCCAACAATTGGGTGTTAGATGGTGAGTTAACACAAGGTAATGTCATAAATTATACTACTAACATTACCCCTTTGAGTGGATGGGTGTTTTTAGACCCGCAAAACCAAGGAAGTGTCACTGGTGTTTTAGGTGAATGTGCCGCCTATGGTAATTTATGTTTTACTTACAGACAAATAAAAGGACCTGGTGACCCATTGTATGAAGGTGTAATTGATTTATTTTATACAGGTCAAGTTAACGGGTATCCTTCATGGCAATCTTCAGATGGCACTTATATTCTTTCTTGGCAAACAACTAATGGAGGTAGATGGGTGATTGATTTTACAACAAATCCTAAATATGTAAACCCAACTAATACAAATCCGGCAGTCCCACCATTAACGGGTTGGCAACAACCTGGTGCTCAACCACCAAGTTTTGCAATAATATATGAAGGTAATTGTACTCCGACAACAACAGTTGGAACTGCCGATTTGAGCGGTGGGTCAAATACCACAAGTGGTGGAGGAGGTGTTGTCGGGGGAGGACTTGGGGGTAACACTAGCGGGTTAGTTTCTGGAAATAATTTAGGAGGAGCACTTACATCAAATAATCCGTCCACAGGAGACATACCTTTCAACGATAACGAGGGTAGAGATGGTACAACAACTACAAATGCATACCAATGTGAGTGTATTGCTGTTAGAACAATAAGTACTTTTCCAGGAACCGCATTTTACACAGATTGTGATGGTAATCCTGCCCAAATTGTGGTTCCTGGTGGTTCAGGAGTAAACGCGAGAGCTTGTATATGTAGAAGAGTCGGAACAACTGTATCGGGAGGGGTTATTGAAGAACCATGTCAAACCGCCCAAAGCGCCGGAGGTCAAACAACAATAACAAATTATTGTTTAGACATTTTGGGTGATTCTTGTAATCAAAATGTTACAGGTGGGGGAACTCGTAGTGTGGTCACTACCGCTGAAGATACGGGTATAATCAATGATGGTAACATAACGTTTAGAGCTTCAGGAGGATATCCACCCTATCAATATTCGATAGATGGGGGACTTACGTATAAATCCTCACCATTATTCAGTAAATTAGGACCAGGAAGTTATAATACAATCATAAAAGATTCTTCAGGTAATACTTACAGTAATCAAGTTACTTTATTTGGAGCATCAAGACCGACTATTTATCAAGTTTCACTTGAAACAAGTAGTTTGATACCTAGAAGTGCATCTAACGTAACAACAAGACAATTTACATCAATTATTAAAGTAACTCCGGATTTACCTGACGGTGTTGTTTTAACTTTTGATTTATTACATACGGGTACATTCAGAAGGTCACCATCATTGACAGCTGCCACTGTGGTCACTAATAGTTTATTAAAAAAGAATTTATTTAATTATACC